AGAAGGATTCTTCTGACAAGTACCTCATGAAGCGCCGTAAGGCAATTGGTAAGGCAATTGCCAAAACCAAAAAAGAAGAGTTCTCTAATTGGAAGGCAGAACTTGGTCTTGAAGAAGAGACCATGGTCGAAGTTGCTGGAGAAGAGAAGTCAAAAAAGATCACTGAGAAGAACGTAAAGAACAAGATTGAGATTCATCCTGATCTCAAAGAAGGCATCGCTAAACTCGGCGGCGAAGTTCTTGAGGTTGAAGAAGTTGATCAGATTGATGAAATCACTGCCATGGCAAAGCGTGGTCATGATGAGACTGCAATCCGCAATAAGATTGCCAAGTCAACTGGTGGCGGTAAGTCTGCCGATAGGGCAACTGCACTTGCAGATAAACCCACCTACGGTAATGACAAAGCTGCTAAGCAGAGATCTGATCTTGCTAGAAAGCAAAGAGGTGACTTCCGTAAGACTGCTTCTTCTTCTCCTGGTCTTCATGGTTATGGACACAAGTCTGATGACCCTAAGGTAAAGGCAAAGCAAGCAGCACGAGGTGCTCAACGTGGTGCTCTGACACCTAACGAGAAGAAGTCTCTGAATAGAGAAGAAGTTGAGCAGATTGGTGAAGAGAGACCTGTAGATAGACTTGATCGTTTAAACAGGGAAAGAATCGCTAAGCAGAAGGCAGCAAAAGATGCTGAGACTGCAAAGAGAGATCAACGTATTTCTGATTTCAAAAGTTTTAGAGCAGGTGAACGTGCTAAGGGAACTCGTCACGATCACATCCTTGACAAGTGGCAACAGAAGAAGATTGCTGCTGACAAAGCAAAAAAGCAGTAGGCGAGGCGGCACAACCTAGTGCTTCCTCGCTAAGAGCAAAACAGCAGGATACCGAGCGTCAGCAAATGCAGAATGCAAGAGCTGAATTGGAGACCTCCAGAGCATCTTCTGGTCAGGCAAAGATCCAAGCAAGGAAGGATGAGAAGGCACTTAACGATAAAATTCGTTCTATTGCCAGAGAGGAAGCCGAACTAGATGAGCGTACTCGTTACGCTAAAGAGACTGGTAAGGATCCTCAGACAGGTAAACCATCAGTAAAAGGTGGAAAAAAACCAGACGCAGCATTTGCTAAAGTCTCTGCTGAACTGCGTAAAACTGGTGGAATGATGTCCTCCAGAAGAAAACCTATTCAACCGCAAGGTAAGAAAAAGGAAAAGGGTAAGAAGGGTTACCAAGGAGTAACTCCTGTTGATAGAATCAAAGGAGAACTTGCAAGGAAGAGAGCACCCAAACCTGATATTGGGTCTCGCTTTGATTAATTAAAAAATCCTTAAGTCTGCTATATAGTCTGTACGGCAGACTGAGGACACTATGCTTGCATTCCTTCTTCCATTAGCACAAAAAATCATTGTAGATGCAGTTGCTAAGATCCCCGATAACGAGGAACTGGGCGAAAAACTGATTGAAATTTGCCTGATCATCCTGGGCAAAGCGGTTAAATTGACCAAGACAGACATGGATGATAGGTTACTTGCGAAGGTAACTGAGGCGATGAAAGCTCGCTGATAATTGATCCCAGGGGAGCGTTGCTCCCCTCTCTTGTACGGGATGGTTTTTATAAATAAAAAAAGGTAACTGAATTTTACGGACAGTAAGACATGGCACTCTGGGGAAATAGTGATAACGTAACCTCTGCAGGAACAGTAACCCTGAACTACGCGACTGGTATCTGTACTGGATCCAATACTGCATTTGGCGATGCAGGTAGTGCTCAGGAAGGTGATGTGATCAGATTCGGTGATCGCAGTGGTACTTATTTTGGTGATGCTGTAATCGTTAGCATCGCAAGCACAACTCAATTGACTATTGGTTCTACCGCAGGACTCAGTGGCGTAGCAATTGCTGCTACCTCGTTCACCGTCTCGCAGTGCCCTGTCAGCTCTATTGGTGATGTCACCTTCAGTGAAGGTGCTTCTGGTACACAGGACAAGGTTGTATACGGTGTTGCTGCTGAAGGCGTAGACGCTACAACTACAAGTAAGTATGCGGTAGATCATGGTGGTTGGGTTGGTGTTACAACCTACGTTGATCAGCATGGGGAATTGAGAGTCAAGAAGGAAGTTCTTGTTGCGATGTCTGGCATCACAACTGGTAACGCTCCTGTATATGACGCTGATCCACTAGGTTGATATATGATATAGATTATGCAATTTAATGAGTTGAATGAAGATAACTTCCTTCTCTTTGCAATAAAAAATTATGAGAATCCTCAAGCGGTAACAAAAGAGGATTTTGATAAAGACTTAAATCATTTTAAGTATATAAAGAGATTGTTGAAGAGGTATCGCAATACGGGTCAATTAAAGACTCATTTGCTTATAAACCATTTTATAGTTCTGTATAATATATTTGGAGAAGCAGCAACGCCAATGCTCTTCTACAAAATAGAGAGAGATCTGTGGGATGTTATGAAGACGTTCATAATTTTTTTGAATCGTTTCCCAGAGTACCCAAAGACATATATTCATGACATCCCAGTTGATATTAACTGTCTGTCCGAGTTAAGAAAGGTCTATACTAATGCAGATTGACAAAATCATTCAAATGATTCGTGAATCCATGGTCGCTAATGCTCCTGGCACTGGCGGCGGATTTAGCAACTCTTCTGATTCTGCGGGACCTACTGCTGGATACGATGCTCCTCTGAGCACCTTAAAAGTATTCAAGCGTAACAAAAAATATATTTACCAGAAAAATACTCGTAAAAATTGGAAGCAGTAAGATGGCTTTTGGTCTTCAAAAGTTAGCGGTCCTTGAATCCAAACTCGATATTTATGAAGACCTAAGTAAAGAAATGCTCGACAAATTAGAACGAGCTGTAGGAACTATTTCTGAAAATAGTAATAAGATTGCTATAATTTTGGAGCGTCATGAAGGACGCTTAGAAGAGAGTGAACGAACAGATAAACTCATCATCAAAATGATTGAGGATCTGAAAATCAAGGTGGATAAAGACCACGAAGCAATGCACAAGAGAGTGTCTGGTCTTCAGAAGAAAGTAGATACCAATGCCAAGTTTGTCATTGGTGCTGGTGCAGTATTGGCTACTCTTGTTGCAGTTCTACAAGTAGTTCCGCCAGTAATAGAAGTATTAACAGCAACACCAACTCAAGTTAGCATTCAAAAATAAATAATCATGGTTTAAAAACAAACCATGGAACGACATAAAGATTCGCTGTACTACTTCCAAAAACTATCTAACTCGGTCTACATGTGGACCAGTATGATGACTGTCTGCTTGTGGGACCTGGAGGTTGACAGTAGGTTTTGGGAGTGTTAGGATCCCAGCATAGACACTTACAACATGGATTTCGTTGACGTTAGGTTCATCAACCTAATATCCACCAGACTGCCAAAATTTAAGAGGGTCAAACCTGATCTCTACAACTTCAGGTGCCCTATCTGCGGAGATTCCGAGAAGACAAAAAATAAAGCGCGTGGATACCTTTACAGGATAAAGACCAATACAAATTACAAATGTCATAACTGTGGTATCAGTTTGTCATTTAATAATTTCTTGAAGCAAGTAGATCCTTCTCTTCACAAAGAGTACACTCTTGAGAAGTTTAAAGAGGGTCACACTGGTAAGAACTTTGTTGCCAAAGAACCTAAGTTTGAGTTTGAGAAACCAAAGTTTAAGAAGACACTAAAGATCGGGTTACCTAAAGCATCCTCAAATGAGGATGCCAAGAAATATCTTGAAAATAGAAAACTTGATCCTGATAAATTTTATTATACGGATAAGTTCAAAGAGTGGACTAATTCTAAAGTTCATACTTTTGATGATCTCACCTATGATGAACCAAGGATTATCATTCCTTTGATTTATAAAGATGAGTTTATTGGATACCAAGGAAGATCCCTAGGTCCAAGCAAGGTTAAATACATTACCGTAATGTTGAATGATGACGCACCAAAAATCTATGGACTTGATACAATCAGAGGAGATGCTCCAGTCTTCGTTACAGAAGGACCTTTCGACAGCACGCTCATACGGAATTCGATTGCTATGTGCGGAGCTGATGCTGATGTTAGTCGTTGGGGGGTTGACAATCCTATCTATATCTACGATAACGAACCTAGAAATAAAGAAATTGTCAACAGAATCAGTAAAACCATCGACAGAGGTTATCAAGTAGTTATTTGGCCAGATCACATCAATGTAAAAGATATAAATGATATGGTAATGTCTGGACTTGATGTGCAAAACCTGGTAGAATCTAATATCTATAGCGGACTACAAGCAAAGCTAAAGTTTACAAACTGGAAAAAAATATGAGCAACGGTATTAAGGTAGTTAAGCGTTCAGGTCAAATTGAACCCATTGACCTAGAGAAGATGCACAAGATGGTTGACGCCGCTTGTGAGGGTCTTGCAGGGGTCTCTGCGAGTCAAGTTGAGATCCAGTCTGGTATTCAGTTTTATGATGGTATTACAACGGGTGAGATTCAAGAGATCTTGATTCGCTCTGCAAGTGATCTTATTGATTTGGATCATCCTAATTATCAGTTTGTAGCAGCACGTCTTTTGCTTTTTTCTATACGCAAATCTGTGTATGGTAAGATGCGCGATCTTCCAGATCTTCTTTCCCACATCAAAGAGTGCATCAATCGCGGTATCTACGATGCAGAAGTCCTAGATAAGTATGGTGAGGATGAACTTGAAAAAACTAATTCCTATATTGATCATCATCGTGACTTCCTGTTCACTTATGCAGGTCTACGTCAGGTCGTTGACAAGTACCTCGTGCAAGATCGCAGCACTGGAAAGGTTTACGAGTCGCCACAATTTATGTACATGATGATCGCCCTGACGATCTTCCAGGATTACCCCAAAGAGACGAGACTCAATTATGTCCGAAGATACTACGACGCAATCAGCAAGCACAAAATCAACATTCCCACACCTATCATGGCGGGAGTGCGAACTCCACTTCGACAATTTGCTAGCTGTGTGCTTGTTGACGTTGATGACACCCTCGATTCTATCTTTAGCTCTGATATGGCTATTGGCAGATACGTTGCACAAAGGGCGGGAATCGGTATCAACGCAGGCAGAATCCGTGGCATCAACGCTAAAATCAGAGGCGGAGAAGTTCAACACACAGGTGTTGTACCATTCCTCAAAAAATTTGAGAGCACTGTCCGATGCTGCACTCAAAATGGCATTCGAGGCGGAAGCGCGACTGTCCACTTCCCAATCTGGCACCAAGAAATCGAAGACATCATCGTCCTAAAAAATAATAAAGGAACTGAGGATAACCGAGTTCGTAAACTAGACTACAGTATTCAAATTAGCAAACTGTTCTATGAGCGGTTCATTAAAGATGGGGAAATCACTCTCTTCTCTCCACACGACGTTCCTGGTCTTTATGATGCTTTTGGTACTGATCGATTTGACGATCTATATGTGGGTTATGAACGAGATCAATCTGTTCCTCGCAAGACTATCGGAGCTCAAAAACTGATCATGGATCTCCTGAAGGAGAGAGCAGAGACTGGTCGTATTTACATCATGAATATTGATCACTGCAACAGTCACTCTTCCTTCAAGGATAAGGTGAACATGAGTAATCTATGCCAGGAAATTACTCTACCTACAGACCCCCTTCAGCATATCGATGGTGAGGGCGAGATTGCTCTTTGTATCTTGTCTGCGGTTAATGTTGGTAAAGTTAAGTCTGATCATGAACTAGAAGAACTTTGTGATCTGTCTGTTCGTGGACTTGAAGAACTGATTGATTATCAGAAGTATCCCATCCTTGCAGCAGAACTTGCTACAAAGGCACGTAGATCGCTTGGAGTAGGTTTTATTGGACTGGCACACTATCTTGCCAAGTTGGGATATAATTACGCTGATCAAGAGGCATGGGACGCTGTTCATGGTCTGGCAGAATCCTTCCAGTATTACTTGCTGAAGTCTTCTAATCAGATTGCAAAAGAGAAGGGTGCATGTAGTGCATTCCCCCGTACTAAGTACGCCGATGGAATTCTTCCTATCGATACATACAAAAAGGACGTAGACGAGATCACCAGCATTAAGTATGAGCATGATTGGGAGGGTCTTAGGAAGTCTATCCTGGAACACGGACTGCGACACAGCACATTGTCCGCACAAATGCCTTCAGAGAGCAGTTCCGTTGTGTCAAACGCAACCAATGGAATCGAACCACCTAGAGGATACCTGTCCATTAAAAAGAGTAAAAAAGGACCCCTTAAGCAGATTGTTCCGTCTTATTCGACGTTGAAGAACAACTATACTTTGCTTTGGGATATGCCAGACAACACTGGTTATATCAACGTTGTGTCTGTGATGCAAAAGTTCTTCGACCAAGCAATTAGTGGAAACTGGAGTTATAATCCAGAGAACTATCCTGATAGCGAGATTCCAGTATCTGTTATGGCGGGTGATCTACTTAAAACTTATAAGTATGGTTGGAAGACTTCATACTATCAAAACACATATGATCTGAAGACTGATGAAGTCTCTGATGATAAAATTGATAAGTTGGAATCGTTACTAGCTGAACTGGATACTGCGGACGAAGAGGACTGTGAGTCCTGTAAAATTTAAATCTTATAAATTAATTTACCTGGAGTAAGGAAGAAATGCATCAATACGACTTTGTTGAATCAAAATCGATGAACTCTTCAACAGTACAAAAAAAACTTGAAGGCATGACAGTCTTCAATACCGAACAAGTTAATACTAAAAAGCAACCGATGTTCTTCGGTAAACCCCTAGGGGTTCAAAGATATGATTCGTACAAATACCCCGTATTTGACAAACTGACTACTCAACAACTTGGATACTTCTGGAGACCAGAAGAAGTCTCTTTACAAAAGGACCGTGGAGATTATCAAACACTTCGCCCAGAACAAAAGCATATCTATACCTCTAACCTCAAGTACCAGATTATGCTTGACTCCATTCAAGGGCGTGGTCCTGGGATGGCTTTTATTCCTTACTGCAGCTTACCTGAACTAGAGGCATGTATGGAGGTCTGGGGATTCATGGAGATGATCCACAGTCGCTCTTACACTTACATCATCAAGAACATCTATTCTGACCCCTCTGAGGTCTTTGATAAGATTGTTACTGATGATCGCATTCTAGAGCGTGCTAGTAGTGTCACACAGTCTTATGACGACTTCATCAACTCTGCACATCAATACGATAATGGTACTATGTGGGAACTTGCCACAGAGGGTCATTATGCAGGAACCCTGGAGCGTCGTGAGTTGAAGCGTAAACTCTATAGGGCAGTGGCAAATGTTAACATACTGGAAGGCATTCGCTTTTATGTCAGTTTTGCTTGTTCTTTTGCATTTGGTGAACTCAAGCTTATGGAGGGATCCGCTAAGATCATCTCCCTTATTGCAAGAGACGAGAACCAACACCTGGCGATAACTCAGAACATTCTCAACAAGTGGCGTGATGGTGACGACAAAGAGATGCAGCAGATTGCTGCAGAAGAGGAAGAGTATGTTTACTCTATGTTTGATCGTGCTGTGAATGAAGAGAAGAAGTGGGCGGACTATCTGTTCAAGGATGGATCAATGATTGGTTTGAATGATAAACTCCTTCAGCAGTATGTTGAGTGGATTGCTAATCGTCGCATGAAGGCGATTGGTCTAAAACCAGTCTATGATATTGCTGCTAAGAACAATCCCCTACCCTGGACACAGCACTGGATCTCTTCTAAGGGTCTACAGGTTGCTCCCCAGGAGACTGAGGTAGAATCTTATGTTGTAAGTGGAATTAAACAAGATGTCAAAAAAGATACCTTCTCAGGATTCCAACTCTGATTGGAAAATTGAGTATCTAGAAATGATGGGGACTCAACTCAATCCGTTCCAAAGACGATTACTTGAGGAAGGTCCCCATAAACTTACAGATGCTTGGGCACTTCAAGCAATGAAGTATGATTGGAAGAGAAAAAATAATAAATAATATTATCAAATTAAGTATTTTTCCGTCATGGATTTTAGAACAATCAAAGAGGAATATAACAGCATTTATAAGACTGCTCCTCAGTATTTGTCTGAAGAGACTGAAGACCTGGAACTCATTGATGAAGAGTATGAAGCAGAACTTGATGCTCTTGTTGATGAGGACCTTTTAGAGGAAGTTGTTCTTGAACTCCTTGATGAAGGATTGACAGGAGATCAGATTGTTGAAGCATATGAAGAATTGGTCGAAGCAAGAATCACTTCTGATGCTGGTCGCACTGGTGGTGGCGGTAAAGTAACTTCTGGATCTGGTTCTAGAATGGCGGCAGCATCTAGACTTTCTCGCATGAAGAGTGCTCAGAAGATTGCTAGAGCAAAAGAGAGAAAGGAAAAGGTAAAGAGTGCAGTAAATAAGGTAAAGGATACTGCAAGAAAGGCAGTTGATGAACCAGCAAGAAAGTATGCTGAAAAAAGAGGAGTAGTAAAGTCTAAGTCTGGAAAAACTTCTTTGGGTGGTGGATCTGGAATTGGATCTGTAAAGTTTAAGCAGAAAACTTCTGCGGGGAGAAGAGAAGTTCGTAAGGCAGTTGCTAAGGACATTGGTGATAGAGCAAAGGCAAAGGCAGCACGCGGTGCTAAGAAGGCAGGTAGTGCTGCTAAGACCGCAGGTCTCGCTGCTGTAGGTGCTGGAGTAGCAGCAGGTAAGGCAGCAAAGGGTGCTGCAAGTTCTGCTAAGAAAGCAGCGGTGAAGAAGGCAGCATCTGCTGCAGTATCTGGATATGCTGCTGCTAAATCTGTTAAGGATAAGGCAACTGATGTAAAGAACAGAGCGAAGCAGGGAATCAAGAATAGAATTGCTCAAGCAAAGCGTAATGTTAAGGGTGCTGTTGGTAAAGCAGCACGTAAGGTTGCTGACAAGGCAGGTGGAGTCGCTTCTAGAATGGGTGAGGAGACCAATTATGATCTGGTCCTCAAGTACCTTTATATTGAAGGTTACGTAGAGACCCTGGAAGAAGCAGAAGTAATTATGGTTAACCTCTCAACAGAGGACGTTCAGGCAATTCTGGAAGACTGCTGAACTGAATAAATTGTTAAGAGACCCCCGAAAGGGGGTCTTTTTTTATCTAAATATGGTAAAGTGGGTAATATGAATGAGTAGTGACTATGAAAATCCTTGGATTTACATGGAACGAGCTTTTAATAGTGATGATGTTGGGGACTACTTTGGTTTTGTTTATGAAATTACCAATCTCCTCAACGGTAGACGTTACATTGGGAGAAAGTATTTTTGGTCGTTTAGAACACCAAAAGGAAAAAAACGTAAAGTAAAACAAGAATCTGATTGGAAAAAGTATTATGGGTCCTGTCCTGAACTTAAGGAAGACATTATCAAACTGGGCAAGCAAAACTTTAGCAGAACTATTATCAGCCTTCATAAAACGAAGGGCAAAACTAATTTCGAGGAAACCCGACAGTTATTCGGAAACAATGTCCTCACCGAGTCCCTTGACGACGGGACTCCACTCTTCTACAATAGCAACATTCTCAGCAGGTACTACCGAAAAGACTACTATGGCAGAGACGACGACTGAAGAACTTGTGAAGATGGTTAATGATTGGGCAGTTCATCGCATTGAGAGTATGGTTAAGAGTAGTGATACTACTCAACGTCAGATTCAAGATGCTCTTGCTCTTACTGATGAGTTCAAGGAATGGTTTGAAGATGACGGATCACCTGACATTGAGATTATGTCTATAGAGGAGTATTGATACCTAAATAATAAAATCCACCCAAGAGCAATACCTTGACAAGTCATAAGACACCATACTATATTTTGGTTTGCTTATTGGATACCTAGCATTTTGCATGACTAACTTAACTAGGGACGTTTTAATCAAAGCAGTTGTCGCAGATGAGATGAGGAGCGTCAACGGCGATGTTTACACGGAGCAACTCAAAACCACATACCACAAGTGGGAGCACGCTTCAAGTTATGATCTCTGCATTAAGTACAATCAAATAAACAAAACAAAGATTACTGTTGATGCTTTGCAGTAATAAATATAACTGCCTTGCATTCTACAAATGGCAGATACAAAGCCCAAAGTAGATGAGAAGGAGCATGATGAAGATAAGAGTGAAGTTCTTGGTAATTTGGTGAAAGTTGTAGTCCTTATTTGGTCTGCATCCCTTCTCACATTCTCATACGTTAGACTTCCTAACGGACAAAAGATTTTAGATTTTGATCCAACATTCATCGCATCTGTGTTTTCTGGATCTTTAGCTGCGTTCGGACTCTCTCCTGCTAAAGCGGGTGGTGCTAACGGTAAGACACAAGCGAAGAAGACTGAGGAACCCCCTGTAGTCTCAGCTATTGACAAACCAAAACAATCTTGATAAACTCGTAGGGTCCATTTGACAATGGTTATGAAAATTTTTGCTATTGCTGCACTATTAGCAGTCGCAGGAAGTTCTGTACCAGGAGAAGAAACAAAAACTCCCGTGGAACTTCCTGTAATTCCTGCTACTTGGAAGTGTCCTGATTGCTCTCCTGCTGAACAATATGTTTTAGCGGAACTGCAGGAACACACCAAAATTGCTGATCGCAATGCCCTTGCAACTATTTTGGGTAACATCAAACAAGAATCTAAATTCATCCCTAACATCTGTGAAGGTGGTGCTAGGGTAAACTATGAAAACTGCCATGTTGGTGGTTATGGTTTGATTCAGTGGACTTCTATTGGTCGGTATCGGAACCTTGGTAAGTTTGCTGATAAATACGAATGCAACCCCAGTACATTAGAGTGTCAGACTCGTTACATGATTAACGAGAGTACATTCCAACGTTACCTTCCTGAGTTTGAGGGAAGTGGACGAACTGTCTCTCAATATATGGTTCCTGCCTATTATTGGTTAGGATGGGGCATTAAGGGTAATAGAGAATTGTATGCTTACGATTACACTAAAAAGATGGTTTTGTCATGATTCAAAAAGTACTTAATTCGATTAAAGGAGTTTTTATTCCTAAGTCGGAATTTGAAGAATCTGAGACCCAGACCAGTCTTCTGAAGAAAAAAGCAGAACATTTCAAAGTTGAATGTGCTGTTGATGGTGAAGTAGTTCCTTGTTCTGAGATCAAAACTACACCATATACTGGTGTTCCTGCTCCCGCATATCTTGCAGAAGATCCTTGGTTCGGTCCTGCTCAAGTGTATACTGATACGCAAAAGGACTACATGTCAATTGAAGCAGAGTATATGCAGCAGAAAAAAGAGTCATCCTCTAGTGTAGAGTCTGAAGACATACATGAGATGATGTATCAAATCGCCACACGAACTGGTAGTCCAACTACACTTCAGTTGGATCCTCCTGGTGGTTCTGAGAACTTCCATGAAGGACCTGGTGGATGGCAATCGGGTAATGGTTACAATCAATTTCGCAAAGACTGAAAAATGAGCAACGTACCTACAGGAGCACTTAACGATTGGGGTCATAATGACCTTGAGGGATTCGCTAACTATATCGGGTCCCCCGTGCAGCACATCAAAGATCTTGCCAAAAAAAATCAAGATGCAATAGAACAAGCAAAATCAGAAAAGGCGGTTGACGAACAGGAGACTGCCTGATATAATAAACACATTGGTTCAGTAGCTCAGTTGGATAGAGCAACTGCCTTCTAAGCAGTCGGTCGCTGGTTCGAGTCCAGCCTGAATCGCCTTGGGGAATTAGCTCATTCGGTAGAGCGCCTGCTTTGCAAGCAGGAGGCGAGCGGTTCGATCCCGCTATTCTCCATTATGTACTACTTCCCAGACACTGAATACGTTTACTCAAGTCTTATGAGTGGGTTTTTTAAACAGGAAGAAGTTAATCCTGCACTAAACATTCTTAACCTTAACTACGAAAAAGTTAGGGATGAGTATGAATCCGTTGAAAATCAACTGGTCTATACTAACTGGCATAGTAACAACGCATATAACACCATTGAAAAAAATCCATATGAAGGATGGAAAGTTGCTGCGATGTATGCAAAGTATCATCCAACAATGGAGTCTAGACTTCCTGAATTGGAAAAAATGTATGATCAGAGAGTATATCTTGATCCCCAAAGGGGAATTGCCTATACAGAGAATGCTAAAAAACTACCAACACTATTCAACCTGTGCTATGAAGCAGGACTACGTGTCCGTGTTGGTGTAAGTGTTCTTGAACCTGAAAAGGTTATTGATTGGCATACTGATCCAGATCCTACTCTTGATGATGATATGATTATTAGGGGTCTATGGGGAATAAAAGTTAATCCACAGAATCAAGAGACTTGCCAGATCATGCTCAATAGTAAAGTTGATGGCGTGATCAATGAAGTGATGATGAACAATAGGATGCACTTCTTCTGGGGAAGAACTCAGCATCATGTATTCAATAATTTGACTACTCCTAGAGTTTGTCTCTGTTTTGATAATATTGTTCCTCGACAGAATCTTCTCTAAATAGTAAACAACCGAAAAAGTGTATATGCGACAGTCACTAATATTAGCGGCATGTTTAGCACCACTTGGATTGATCTTTATTATTATGAAACTTGCTGTTTGGATGTCTGCTGTCAATACTGAACAGGATTATGTCAGACAAGAACCTTTACGAAAACGAGGACCCTTTGTGGCAAACCCATATGAGGACGTTGATGCAGAGGAAGAAGAATATGGAAATCGCACAGACTATAGATGATGCCCTAGAGGAGTATTATAGCGAGAAGGGTTTACCTGTTCCAAACTGGAAAAGGAATAAAGATCCTCAGTGGTGGACTGATTACTTAAATGGATTAGGTATTGACAAGGACAATTCTTAGTGTTATACTTTCCACATAATCCTCTTTAGTTCAGCGGTAGAACGAACGACTGTTAATCGTTAAGTCCCTGGTTCGATCCCAGGAAGGGGAGCCTTGCTGGATTAGCTCAGCGGTAGAGCATCTCGTTTACACCGAGGCGGTCGGCGGTTCGATCCCGTCATCCAGCATAGAATAAAATTATGAATTACATAGAAGATTGCTGCCAAATAGTTGGTAACTATAATTTGTCATTTTCTGAAGAAGATATATTAAACTTCATTCAGATCAGACGTAGATGGTCTGTAGGAACTTTGAGTGTTATAAACTATGCAAAAAATGAGACTAATTATCTCTATGAGAATGATGGATATTTGAATTATCCCAAAGTTAAACGTATGTATGATTTAGGATTTACTATACAAGCACCACATATTTTGGATCTTACGAAAGACCTTAGAGATCTGAATGAAAAACTTTTTGATATACGCGGATGCGATACAATAGGAAATTTTTATTTCTCAAAAGGTAATAATAGTCTTCCTAGTTTTCTTCCACATACTCATGATTACAATGTTGTAGTTAAACCAATATATGGTCAGGCAGAGTGGTTGGTTGGGGAAGATACTTTTACTGCTGGACCTGATGATGTTATATTCATTCCTGCAAAGTGTCCTCACGCAGTTACTAAAGGTGAAGAACCAAGATTATCGATAACTTTTAATTTAGATGAGTAAAGACCATGTTAGTACGATGCAAATGTTGCAATAGAGAGTTGCAATCTAATTCTATAAAGACTGTTGTTTGTGGTTGTTCTAATTCTCTTCAACTTAGAGGAGATGTGATAACAGCTGTTGATTTATCTAAGGTCATTATTGTAGAGGGACTTACTGACAATAAAAAACCAGACACACTATCAAGAGAAGATAGGGTCTGGCAAGAGAACCGACGTAAGCGTAAGGTTCGTAAGTTAGATTTTGATATTAGATAGGGTGCATATCTAAGTCTTCACCAATGATTGCATATTGCATACCGTCAGACTTTACTTCTCCAAATTTAAATACTTTTTTAGAAAGTATACTTCTTTGGAATGTTCCTTCTTGTTCAGATTCGGAGTTGAATCCTTTATCAAATTTAATTCCTAGAGGGTGAGAGACGATAATATCACCAGGTTGTGCGTGAATTCCTTCCAACCACTCACCTTTAAGAATTAACTTTCTGAATCTTTTGAATCCAGATACAAGGATTCTAGATCTTTCTGATGCCGTAAATTCGGTAGGGTCGATGACATACTCTGCTTCCCATCCCATCTCACCAAGTCTCCCAGGTTCACCATACCTAATGTTGGTAATGAGATCATGCATTTTTCTATCAATGTCCTCTCTATTGAAACCAGACATAAAAAGTGATTTCAACCCTACAGCAAGGTAACTCTTTTTACTGTAATATGGGACAATGAATGGACAAAGGTTTATTTGTTTACCGCCCGATATATAGGGAATTTTAATTTGTAGTTTGTCACCAGGTTCAAACAATTCCTCATCGGTAAAATAACCCATTTCGGATAAATACTTATCAATAACTTGCATTAGATTGACACAGTTTTGATCATTATAGCATGGATGTAAAGGTTAATCTTTATTACATATTTGTATCAACACGATACGTTGACATGCAACTATTCCCTATATAGAATTTAAAAGCAAACGTAGCACTGTGCCTTAATGGATCCATCTACTACATATACATCTTCTCTTCTTGGAGTTTATTTTCTCCTTTTGGTTATCGTGCTAATGATAGCATATGGCGGAGTAGAGGGTACGTTGAGAGTCTTTGCATATCTAGATCTTCAATTTAGATTTGCCATAGTCAAAATTCAGATGTTCTTCATTGAGAGGAAACTGAGAAGGAGACTTATTAAAGACACAGAAGACTACACTAAACTCATAAAGGAGATGCAAGATGACCAACGATAGGGAATTCTCCGACCTCAAACTTGAGAGGAAGGAATGTCCTAAGTGTGGTGCAATCTGGATAAACGGAGAGCACAGATGGTCTGGAACAGGTAACAAGGGAAATGAATTGGACCTTGCAGGATTGGTATGTAACAAGTTGGGCGACCACCAATGCATTAATCCCCAAAAAGGTATGGACGGTGGAGATACCTGGGCAAAGCGTCTAGAAGAACTTCATAAAAAGAGTGATGAAAATGATGTCAATCTTTAAGAAACCGCTTCCACCAGAACCATTGCCAGACTATGCAACTAAAGAAGAAGTGCAGGAGATGATTGATGCTGCCATACGCCGTCACAATCGGAATGCTTCGATTATTAGTATGTGTGTTGGTTGGGTTGTTCTTGCACTTTTTGCTGAAGGTCTTCTTCGACTTATCGGAGTAATTCCTCCCGTATTGCCATGGCTCAACATTACCCTGAACTGATTGGTATTGTTTTACTGTTAGTGTTTGCCGTCACAATGTTCTATCAGGGGACATTGATTGTGACAGGCAAACGTGGTTATAGGCACTGCGAACGAGAAAAACAAAAAATGGAAAGTGCTCGCAAACAAGTAGAAGAATTATTTAAGAAAAAATGAGTCCAGAAGAGAAGAGGGAATTTTACAAATCTTTGAGAGAAAGGGTCCATCAGTTGAGAATGGGACATCTTTTTGAAGAACCATGCCCACTTTATGAACCTGAATGGGACGACTGTATTTGGGATTGCAGACTAACCTACGATCATGATGAAGAAGATGCCGCTTAATGAATTTTGGGAGTTTATCTCCTATGTAATGTATCTTTATGTTGCTTGGGTAAGTGGCATTCTTTTGGGATACGTTATCCGCAAAATGGAAGAATAAATAATCAAACACTTTTTTAAAGATAATGTTTGTTGATCCTAGTCTTAGTAGAATAGATACTTCGATCTTCACTGATAATTATGGACAGATCAGGGAAGATTATATAAAGATGCGTAACTATGACTTCTTTATTGATTATTCTCATACGTATGATTTGACAGCAAATCCTGGTGATGATTTTCTGGGGTTTACGCCAACCTTAACTCCAGATAGTCCTTGGAAGATATGTCCTCTCATATTCAATAGGAAAGATATTAAGAGAACTCCGAAGTTATGTAGAGAGTGTTTTACTACGGAGTTGCTTTTAAACCAACCTATTCGACCAGTACTGGCAGTCTTCTCCATTTTAGAACCAGGAGTAGAGTTAGAACCACATAGTGATGGTGATCAAAGAATTGATCCCAACTATGCAGATTCTAGTGTAATTAAGTTTCACTTTGGATTGGATGTCCCTCCAAATGGAGATTGTGGACTAGTAGTTAATGGTGAGAAGAGAGTTTTGGAGAATGGAGATTTAAATTTGTTTGATGAGAAGTTGTCTCCTCACTACGCATATAACCAATCAGCATCTCGTAGGGGTGTGCTAATCGTCTCTTATATTAGAGATGAAGTATTGACAGAACTGGGTTAGTATTGTACAATAACTGAGTGACGGGATGTAGCTCAGTTTGGTAGAGCACTCGCTTTGGGAGCGAGATGCCGCAGGTTCAAATCCTGTCATCCCGATTTTTTATATAATCTTTTGTCACAGATGTACGTAGAAAAGTATAAGACTGCAGAACCCGTAATTCAAGGGACGCATAGAATTGCAGAGCAACCTCTTGTTTATTATCGGGAAGTCATTCCATCAAAGATCATTGATGTAATGGTAGAAGAGCTTCGTGAGATGGAAGAGTTTAATGTTCCATTTGAAGATGCTGAAGTTGGAGGTGATCGTTTTGGTAAGATGGATCACTCCGTCAGAAATTCAAAATTAAATTGGTGGTCTGAAGAGCATTGGTCAACTAGCGTAATCTCTCATTACATTGGACTTGCAAATAGAAAGTATTGGGAGTATGACCTGAATCTTCTTGAGAGTATTCAGATATCTGTTTATAATAAAGATGGTCATTATGATTGGCATAGTGATTATGGTACTTCTACTAATGGGAACTTTACTAGAAAGTTAAGTGCTAGTGTTCTGGTTAGTGAACCTACTGATTATATTGGTGGAGATCTTGAGTTCATTGATTATCATGGCAATATAGTAAAGACTCCTAAAGAAAAGGGAACTATTATTGTTTTTGATTCTAGAATTCCTCATCGTGTAACACCTGTAACTCATGGTAGACGAGTCTCTCTTGTAACCTGGATGTACGGACCTAAACTAAAATGATCACACACCCTTGGCCAAGATTTACAAAAGAAGGATTTAAAAAGACAAAGGTTCCTGATGACCTTTATCTTGATATGGCAGTTGCATACAATCAAGCAAGATTTACCGACATTCAGCAAGACTATTATTATGAAGAGCACTATGGTCATTCTGTTGCTGGTGGATCGGTTGCAATGTATGACAACCCAAGACCATTTTATCTGAGAGCAAATATACAACAGCATATCTTCCGTCGTTGGGCAAAGAGACTTCAACCAATGATGGAAGAATGGTGTGGTGAAGAACTTGAGTTTATTCAGGGTTATGGAATACGCTCGTATATGAGAGATTCTATCTTATGTGTTCATCGAGATGAAATTCAAACTCACATTATTAGTCTTATTGTTCACATCGATGAATATCCCGATGTAAAATGGCCTCTAGATTTTATTGATCATGAAGGTAAGCATCATGAAGTAACCTTTGAAAAACAAGACATGTTGATGTATGAAAGTCTTTGTGTTCATGCAAGATCAACACCCTTTATGGGTGAGTACTATAGAAATATGTACTTCCATTGGTGTCCAGTAGATTGGGATCCTTCCCCATATGAAGAAAATACTCTGAGATATAAGACTATTCAGGAGGCACTAGATGAAGTTTGAGTTTGATACTTACACGATCCAAGAATGGGAGAATAACTGGGATGAGTTGTTCTCAAGAGTTGAGAATGGAGAAACCATAGGAATTATTAGTGAGGACGGTCACACAGCTGTCATGGTGCCCGCTGATGATGAGATGATTAGGTTGTATAGTGAACACGACGAAGCATGTTAGTCATGGGACTGTCGCCTATTGGTTAAGGCCCACTGCTTATAACGGTGTGAACTGGGTTCAATTCCCAGCAGTCCTATTTGCTATTCGCAAATAGCAAACGCTCCTTTAGCAATCTGGTGAATGCAGCGAACTCATAATTCGCCTGAGGCGTGTTCGATCCACGCAAGGAGCACTTGACGTAATAACGTCATACTAGTAAAATACTATTGTCAACATTCACAGGACAATGACAATCACTGTAAAGTTCAAGAAGGACATTCAGACTCTCAAGTCTGCTGCCAATGGAGATCTTTTTCTGGACGTAAAAAATCCTAAACTCTTCAAAAAAGTCCGTCGCTATTATGAGAACACTGGTGTTGTATTTTCTGGCGATCCTCTAGATGACTATGACATCCTTATGGAGTCTCTGTTAGCGGACCTTGAATCTGTAGTATAAGTTTCCTAGTTCTTAAAACTAGGTGGTGGAGTCACATACCCTAAAATTATGCCAACTAAAAACGACTATAACGAAGACATAAAAGAACTACAAACCCTCAACCAAGATTTCATTGTCGTATGGGACAATGTTATTCCAGATGATTTTTGTGATTGGTTGGTCCATTACTTAGAAGATAACTCTAGTTATCTTATGGGGAAGCGTAGTAGAAACTTTATGTCCGATAAGCAGGTAGAGATGCATAACTTCTCTCCTGCTGAAGCTGATGGTCTTCAAAGTTTTGTTAATCAATGCTTTATAGATTATGCAGATGAGTATCCATATTTAAAATCATTTCCTTTTGTGAGTAGTTGTGTTCTCCTTCAAAAGACTGAACCCAAAGAAGGATATCATGCATTTCATGGAGAAAATTTGGGTTGGAATAATAAGAATAGAAGTCTTGCTTGGATGGTCTATCTTAATGATGTTGAAGAAGAAGGAGAAACTGAATTTTTATATCAAGAATTAAAACTCAAACCCAAAAAAGGTCGAGTAGTTATTTGGCCAGGATCTTTCACTCATCTTCATAGAGGCAATCCACCAAGAAGCACTAAGTACATTGCAACTGGTTGGTATGCTTGTTGTGAAGGAATGGAAGAGCGTTATGTGTCTCCTATGGGACAACCGTGATACATGTACCTCATCTTGAATGGCATGTAACTCACTCCTGTAATTTTACTTGTCAGGGGTGTGGTCACTATACCAATGATGGATACAAACAAAATATAACTTTAGAGACTCTCAGAGAATGGTATCTTCTATGGAATAGAAGAATCCGTCCTCGGGAGTTATCTTTATTGGGAGGAGAACCATTTCTCAATAAAGATATTGTAGATATAATCTACATGACAAAGGAGGTTTGGGATATACAAGAAGATCAAGGATATGAATTAGTATCTAATGGACTCTTATTTGATAGAGTGGAAGGAATAAGTAAAGCATTAATAGATACTAATTGTGTTCTTACAATTACAAAACATTCTGAGAATAAAAATTATATTAGATTATTTGATAAGGCAATAAATATTATCAAAGAGTCTGGAGTATCTTATAGAATTCATGATGCATCAAACTATTGGTTAAAAACCTATCATGGATATGGTTCAACAATTGAACCACTTCAGAGTGATGATTATAAAAAATCTTGGGACAATTGTCCAGGTGGACAAGAGAATTTTATTCTTCAAGATGGTAACATATATAAATGTGCAGCACTTGCATACCTACCATTACAAAAACAAAAGTATGGTAGCGAATTATCTACTAAGTGGGATCCCTATTTAAAATATAAACCATTATCACCAGATGCAAGTGATTTAGATGTCTTGGAATTTTTTACTAGAACTGCCGAACCTGTCTGTTCAATGTGTCCTAAAAATAAAAATTTCTTTACAAAAGAAACCCCTCTTCATTCGCCGCGATACATGAGGTCCTTGTATGAATCCAACAACTGAAGTTCTAATTATTGATGATCTTTTTGATGAGTCAACAATATCTGAATTAAAAAGTAGCGTTGAAAAACAATTTAATGATAATTTATTAGCTAAAGATTTTATTGAGATAACAGAATCTATAGTTGACTGTCATGGTTTGGCATTATCTGATACTGCTTATTTTCCATATTCTGAGAGGTGTTGGAATATTCTTTGCTTGAAAATAAAAAAGAATGTTGATAAGTATTCTGAGTCTTTGGGAATTGATCCTGTTTCAGTAATTCCTTATTCTTGCTGGGCAGAAAGATCTGTAAATGCTTCTGCAGAATATACTCGTCCTGTAGATGGAACTATAGAATTTGATTTTCCACTTAGACCTAATGGGAATTACGTTAGGGACGCTGCCGAAATCGTAAAAGATCCTGACGGACAGGTCAGAAAACATTTTTTAAGAACTGTTTATGGTTTAGAATCATATGAAGCTTCTTATGGAACTGTAATACAATTTGGTAATCAATTTAAATGTACTAAAGTTGAATCCAAAGACAATAGATTAATAATTTATGATGGAGGTAGTCATAAAAGCGCACAATATTATCCAGATGTTCCTGGTAAGTGTAATATTATATTTGATTGGTATATAAATGAACCATACGATGTCCCTGATTGGATATTGCCAGTTACTTGAACATACAATCACAAACGATAGTTATCCTTGGGTATTTTTGTACTTCTTCTAATGCTGGGTATAGTGCAGTGTGATATAGTTTTGGATTGAATATCATAAGACTATTTTCTTCACCATCGTTGTTGAATATTTTTTCCTTAGTTAGTTGGACGATAGTTCCATATTTTGGACTAGGATTTTTTAAATAATACACTACTCCGATTGGATTGTCAGTATGCGAATGCATATTGCCAAAGGTATTATGTTGTCTTAACCTGCTTCTTAATTGTTCTTTGGTATGTTTCCCTGGAAATTCAATATCAGCAACTCTTGTAATCCATGATGAATGAATTCTGATTGATGATAAATCCATTCCTGCAACCTGGCAGTACTTTGCAATATGTTTTTTAATCTCTCTATAGTATTGTGACCAAAGAGGATCAGTCACAAAGTCTGCGTACCCCAAGAGTTGGTCTGATGCTTCTGGTGGATATACTTCTTTTGTTATTGGCTTCCTAGTGCTTTCTAACCAATGTACTGCAGAAGAGTAAAGGTCGGGAAGTATCTCTTCTGGCATTACATCAAATGCTTTGTAGAAGTAGGAGTTCTCGTGCTTTTTGACTTGAATCTTCTTCGACATATCACAAATCATGCTGTGGTAGTATTTATTATGGCTCTAGTATATCTAATAACTGATTCTCGCACATAAGACGATGCCTCTTACCAGTAGACCTTGCTCTACTCTGGGCAGACCTACGTGCGTTCGCCTCATGGTGCATTGTTTGGTAGTGCTTCCAATATCCAAATTGGTCCAGATATTCTATATCAATTTTTTTGACGGACATATCACAAATCATGCTGTGGTAGTATTTATTGACTCTCTATGCTATACTGAAAACCTATAATACCCAAACTATGAAGACAGCACTTATCACGGGCATTACTGGGCAAGATGGATCTTATCTTGCAGAGTTGCTCATTGAAAAAGGATATATGGTACATGGGATTGTGCGACGATCCTCTCTAATTAATACTCATCGTATTGATCATATCTTTGATCATCCTCAGATTAAACTTCACTATGGTGATCTCACTGATGCTGGTAATTTGATCCATGTAATCCAGAAGTGTAAACCAGATGAGATTTATAATCTTGCTGCTCAGAGTCATGTGAAGGTATCGTTTGAACTTCCTGAATACACTGGTAATGTTGATGGACTAGGAACTCTTCGCATTCTTGAAGCAGTTCGTATCTTGGAGATGGAAGATAAGGTTCGTATCTATCAAGCATCTACCTCAGAACTTTATGGTCTTGTTCAAGAAGTTCCTCAGAAGGAGACTACTCCCTTCTATCCACGTTCTCCTTACGGTGTTGCAAAACTCTATGCATACTGGATCACAAAGAACTATCGGGAGTCCTATGGAATCTATGCTTGCACAGGTATTCTATTCAACCACGAATCTCCTCGTAGGGGAGAGACTTTTGTGACTAGGAAGATCACTAGAGGTTTATCTAAAATCAGTTGTGGTCTTCAAGATGTTCTGTATCTGGGTAACTTGAATGCAAAGCGTGATTGGGGTCACGCTAAGGACTACGCTGAAGCGATGTGGTTGATGCTTCAGCAAGACTCTCCAGAGGATTATGTCATTGCAACTGGTCAGCAATATTCTGTAAGAGAGTTCGTAGAGAAGTCTGCAGATTACTTTGGTATGGACATTGAATGGCAAGGTGAGGGTTTAGAAGAGATTGGAATTGATAAGAGTACTGGTAGAGTGGTCATCAGAGTGGATGATAAATACTTCCGCCCAGCAGAAGTTGAGTCTCTTTTGGGAGATGCAACAAAAGCAAAAGAGCAACTAGGTTGGGAACCTAAAATTTCATTTGATGAACTCGTTGAGGACATGTGTATCTATGGACAGTGATTCTAGAATTTTGGTTGCTGGTTCCAACGGTTTAGTTGGATCAGCAATTGTGAGGTGTTTGAAGAGTAAAGGACATAATTTTGTTATTGAATCAACTCGTAGCGAAGTTGACTTTACGAACCAAGTACAGACTCAAGCATATTTTGGATCAGTAGAACCAGAGTATGTTTTTGTTGCTGCCGCTAAAGTTGGTGGAATCATGGCAAACAAAACATTGCCAGCTGACTTCATCTATCAGAATTTAATGATTCAATCAAACATTATTAATTCTGCATATGAATATGGTTGTAAAAAACTAGTATTCCTTGGATCATCCTGCATCTATCCAAAGCATCCTCAGATTCCTATTACTGAGGATCAATTGATGACTGGTCCTTTAGAACCAACAAATGATGCATATGCTGTTGCGAAGATTGCTGGTATTAAGATGTGCCAGGCATACCGTCAGCAGCATGGGTTTGATGCAATTTCACTTCAACCAACTAATCTGTATGGCGTGAAGGATAACTTTGATCCACTATCAAGTCATGTTATCCCTGGGATTATGCGTAGAATGCATGAGGCAAAACTAAATGGCGACACTGAGTTTTGGTGTTGGGGAGATGGATCTCCTTTGAGGGAGTTCTTGTACATTGATGATATGGCAGAAGCGTGCTATGCTTGTATGGAGAACTATAGTGATTCTGAAATCATCAACATTGGCACAGGATATGATATCTCTATTAAAGAGTTGACAGAAGTTATTGCTGAAGTTGTTGGATATAATGGTTACATCAAATGGGATACAACCAAACCAAATGGAACTCCCAGAAAGGTCATGAATGTAGATAAACTTCTTGGTCTTGGGTGGAAACCTAAAGTTGATATTGTAGAGGGACTGACTAAAACTTACGAATGGTTTAGGGAGAATTATGATCGGATTTAATAACCTAGGTAAACTGGGAAGACTTGGGAACCAGATGTTTCAGTATGCATCTCTTCGTGGCATTGCTGCTAAGAATGGATACAACTGGATGATGCCACCTCCAGCAGTTGAGTTCAAAGATATGAACGAGTGGGAGCATCATCAGATTCTCTATCCGTTTGTTATGGGAACCATTGATAATTTGAATATTCAATATACTGATGGTGAACGCCCAACTGTTAAGGAAAGCACGTTTGGTTTTGATGAAGAACTTTATAATAATTGCCCTAAGTGGGTAAACATTGAAGGTTACTTTCAGACAGAGAAATATTTTAAAGAAATTGAAGATGTAATCCGCGAGGACTTTACCTTCAAACCTCAGTTCCTAAGACCTTGTAGGTCTATGATTAGCTCATTTGAAGATCCCGTATCTCTTCATATTAGACGTACAGATTATCTTCAATTGTCTCATCATCATAATAACCTTGGACTAGATTATTATGAAGAAGCACTATCCCACTTTGATGAAGATAGGAATGTTGTTATCTTTAGTGATGATCCTGAGTGGTGTAAAGAACAGAGTTTGTTTGAGAGTGATCGATTCTTGGTTGCTGAAGGTAATATAAATTATACTGACATGTGCTTAATGAGTCTCTGCAAAGCACATATTATTGCTAACTCTTCATTCTCCTGGTGGGGTGCTTGGTTGGCAAAGAGCGAAAAAGTTATCGCTCCTAGCAAGTGGTTTGGTCCAGACAATCAGCATCTGGATACAAATGACATTTATTGTGAAGGATGGATTGTGATCTGATGAAAGTTGCTGTAATTTTTATTGGCACTGAGAAGTACCTAAACTTCCTGCCAAGTTGGTATGAGAGTTGTGAGAAGTTCCTTCTTCCTGGAGTTGAAAAGAAGTATGCCATCTTTACTGATGGTGAGATTCCTGAAGCACCTGACAATGCTGTTATCTACAAGCAAGAGCATCTGGAATGGCCATACATTACTTTGTATCGATTCAAGATGATTCGTAGGTGCTTTGATGATATCAGGGATTGTGATTGGTTACTCTTCCTCGATGCTGACATGCGGGTAGTTGATACGGTAAATCCCGAAGATCTATTTGATGATACTAAGAAGTATATTGGTGTTCATCATCCATGTCACTATTTGAACTTCCCTCCACATGATGAGATTCCTGGTGCATTTGATGTTACCCCACTGTCTAAAGCATGTGTTGCTGAGACAGATGATCTCTCAATCTACGTTCAAGGTTGTCTGTGGGGTGGTAAAATGCCATATGTTATGGATATGATTGAAGAACTTGATAAGAGAACCACTGAAGATGAAGCAAACAATGTCATCGCCACTTGGCATGATGAGAGTCATCTAAACAAATTCTACTTGGAACGTAGGGATGAAGTATTTGTAGCATCTCCATCACTTGCCTTCCCCGAACTATTTGAATCGGCATGTACGTTCGATGCAAAAATTGTCCACCTAGCAAAAGATAATAGTAAGTATCATGTCTAAGGTCGCTATGATCTATTCAGGTCAACCCAGGCACCTGAAGGAATGTTTTGAGAATCATCGGTCTATGTTTTGGGATGCAAATCCTGATGCAGAGATCGATGTATTTGCACATATATGGTATGATGAAGCATGGGTAGGTTCATACTTCTGGGATCAATATAAAGATCGTGGACGCTGGGAAGCGGATCTTAAAGACTTTATGGTCGATAAGTGGCAACCTAAGGGTCTTGTCTTTGAAGAACCCAAGGAGTTTGAGGCAGAGGATATTCATCCTGACCCAAGATTTCCTCATCCTGTGAACAATATTATCTCTATGTTCTACAGTGTGAGTGAAGCAAACAACCTCAAGAAAAAATACGAGGAAGAGAATGGTTTTAAGTATGATTGTGTTGTTCGATTACGAACTGATGAATACTTTTATACACCAATTGGGTCACTTGACAACTACGATCTGAACACTGTAAATGTCCTTAATGAGTGGGCGCATGTAGAGCATGGAATTAATGACCACTTTGCATTTGGGTCCTCTGAACTTATGGATAAATATCTCGACGTATTTGAAAACTTCGTTGAGATTTGTGAGATGGGTGCAGAGATCAACCCTGAGTGTATCATTGGGTTCAATGCCCAAAAAAGACACAAACTTCCTATCACTAAGAATCCCTGGCACTATGTTCTTTGGAGAGACAAAAAATAATGACAACTAAACTTGTTATCTTTGATTTGGATGGCGTCCTTATCGACAGTAAAGATTATCATTACGATGCCCTGAACCAAGCACTTGGTTCTGAATATGCAATCAGTCGGGAAGAACATGTCAGTATCTATGATGGTCTTCCTACTAAAGCAAAGCTAGAACTTCTTACTAAGAATAAAGGTCTTCCTGTAGATCAGTACGATACGATCTGGAGAGATAAGCAAGAAGCAACTCTTAAAATCTTTAATGAGTGTGTTGCTAAAGATTATGAACTGATGGGATACTTCCAGCAGTTGGTAGATTCTGGTTATAAGATTGCAGTTGCTTCTAACAGTATTCGTAATACTGTGAAGATCATTCTCTTGCGTTTGGGACTGCTTGAGTTTGTGGACATGTACGTCTCTAATGAAGATGTTGTTCGCAACAAACCATTTCCAGCAATGTATTGGAAGTGTATGACTGCACTGGGTGCTCTCCCTAATGATACTGTCATCATTGAAGACAGTCATATTGGTCGTCAGGGTGCTCTTGATAGTAAGTGTCATCTTGTTCCTGTAGAAGATCGTAAAGACCTTAATCAGAGTAAGATTGATCGAATCAAAAAAATTCTAAATGGTACTAAGAAAAAAGTGGCGTGGGAGAGCAAGACTATGAATGTACTTATTCCTATGGCAGGTCGCGGTAGTCGATTTGCATCTCAAGGGTATACCTTCCCCAAACCTCTGATTGAGGTCAAGGGCAAACCAATGATTCAAGTGGTTACTGAGAACCTGAACATTAAAGCAAACTATACCTTTATCGTACAGAAAGAGCACTATGAGCAGTATAATCTTAATTACTTACTTCCTCTTATTGCTCCTGGATGTAACATCGTTCAGGTGGACGGAATCACTGAAGGAGCGTGCTGCACCACTCTCCTTGCAAAAGAGTTTATCAACAATGACGAACCGCTCGTGATGGCAAATTCTGACCAGTTTGTTGAGTGGGATTCTAATGAAACTCTTTATGCCTTCCAAAATGGTGAGGTAGATGGTGGCATTGTTACCTTCCCCGCAACTCATCCTAAGTGGTCTTATGCCAAATTGGGAGAGGATGGATACGTTGCTGAAGTTGCCGAGAAGAAGCCCATCTCTGAACACGCAACGGTTGGTATCTACTACTGGAAGAAGGGATCTGACTATGTAAAGTATGCTGAGCAGATGATTGAGAAAGATATTCGTGTCAATAACGAATACTATGTCTGTCCCGTATTCAATGAAGCAATCGGTGACGGTAAAAAGATTCGTATCAAAGAGATTGACAAATCAGGTATGTGGGGTATTGGAACTCCTGAGGATCTGAACTACTTCCTTGAGCATTACGAAGGTGAGGTCTGATGAAAGTAGCACTAGCATTTTTTGGTCAACCTAGATTTGTTGATAATCAGCAAATCATTGACACCTATAAGCAAGTCATCCTTGATAGGTATGACACTGATGTCTTCGGACACATGTGGTGGCAAGAAGAGGCAGATGGGGAGTATGACTATTCTTCCTGGTCTAAAATTGCAAAGTGTCCTATTCCAAAGGATGCCCCTAAGATTATCGCGGATAACTATTCCCCAATTATTATGGGTATAGAAGATCCAAGAACTTTTGAATTACCTCCCAACGCACTTAAGTATGTTGATGAGAGATTCACTGGTAAGCATCCTGATGGTCCACACTGGAATCACAAGAACTATAGTAATGTGATGTCCCAGTTGTTTTCTATTAAGTCTGTTGCTAATATTGTAAAGTCTTACGCGGAAGAGACTAATACCAGTTACGACTTTATTGTCCTTGCTAGGTATGATACTGTCCTAATGAGATTCCCTGATCTCAATACTTGTGACAAATATAAGTTCTATCTTCCTGGACACCACCCTAGATTCCCTGATACTATTCAGTTCTTTGGACCTAAGTATCTCACCTGGGCACTAAATGCCTTTGATGATGTTGATTATGTCTACGAGGGAATTTGGGAACCTTCTCCAGAAGCATTTAAGATGGGTGCCTTCTTGCGTAGGTTTAGTCAATCCGACCTTGCTCCTTGTCCTATGGATGCTGCTTGCATCAGAAGCTAATGAAATTAATTGCACACCGTGCCAATATTAATGGTCCAGATGCATCTACTGAGAATGAACCCAAACAAATTGACAAATGTATCGAAGCAGGATATGATGTCGAAATTGATGTTAGATATGACCCAAAGACCGAGCGTCTTTGGTTAGGGCACGATACTCCAGATCATGCTGTGACCTGGTGGTGGTTAGCGGGTAGAGCACCTCACCTGTGGATCCATTGTAAGGACATCACTACCATGTTCGCTTTTGCTGATGGCACAAGCGGATATAATTATTTTTGGCATCAAGAAGATGACTTTACTTTAACGAGTAAACACTTTATCTGGACATATCCAGGTAAACCATATACAAGTAAGAGTGTTATTGTTATGCCAGAGTGGAATGAACCAAACTGGGATAAACTTAGAGTCACTAATTGTTATGGTATTTGTACAGATTTCCCAGCAAAATTAAAATGAAGATTACATTAGTAGGTCCTGGAATCATGCCGATTCCCCCAACAGGATGGGGTGCGGTAGAGATTCTTGTGTGGGACACAAAGAATGCTCTTGAAGAGTTGGGGCATGAAGTTCAAATCATTAACACAAAAGACTATCGTCAGATTATCAATGGCATTAATGCTTTTGTACCTGACTTTGTTCATGTGCATTATGATGAGTTTATTCCCATCATGCCATACATTCAATATCCAGCAGCGATTACAAGTCACTTTGGATATTTGGAACGTAGAGAGATGTTTAATGGTTATGTAAACGTCGCCAAAGAATTCCAAAAAATTAAACCAAACGTGTTTTGCCTCTCTGAAGGAATTCAGAAGGTTTATAATATCATGTTTGATGTTCCTAAAGACAATACTTATGTAACACCTAATGGTGTTAATACTGAACGTTTTAGATACTCTCTAGATCCTGAATATCCAGACCGCAGTCTGTATCTTGCAAAGATTGACTATCGCAAGCGTCAGCATCTATTCCAAGGTATTGATAGTCTCTGGTTTGCAGGTAATCTTGCAGATAATAGGTTTGATACTAACAAGAACTATCTTGGTGAATGGTCTAAGGAGACTCTTTATGAGCAATTGACAGACTATGGCAACCTTGTGCTCCTATCAGATGGTGAAGCACACCCTCTGGTTTGTATGGAGGCACTTGCAGCTGGTCTGGGTGTTGTTGTTTGTGAATGGGGTAAGGCAAATCTTGACCTTGATAAAGAGTTCATCACCGTCATTCCTGAAGATAAGATCAATGATCTTGAGTTTGTAGAGAATGCTATAATTAAGAACAGAGAATATTCTATTAACAATAGAGAAGAGATTGTCCAATACTCTAAGAAGTTTGAGTGGAAGGAAGTTCTTCGCAATCATTACATCCCTAGTGTAGAGAAGGTAATCGAACGTCATGCATAGTACTGTTGTAGATAAGAATAAGTCTGCATATAAACTTGCCAACTTTGGTCCAGTTTATTATCTAAACATGGATGCAGATGAGAATCGTAAGGGTTACATGGAAGAGCAGTTTGCTTATTGGGACGTAACTAACTACGAACGCATCTCAGCATATGATGGTCGTGATGATGACCTCAGTGGCATTCTGAAGGGTCGTTATCCTGATCAGATGTCTTCTGGTGAGGTTGGATGTATTACGTCTCACCTGAAGGCAATTAAGCACTGGTATGACACTTCTGACAGTCCATATGCTATCATCATGGAAGATGACTGCAATCTAGACACTGCTCACTTCTGGAACTTCTCTTGGAGTGACTTTGTTGCCCATCTCCCATATGACTGGGATGTTGTGCAGGTTGCAATTATCCAAACTGGTGATGTTCATGTTAAACTGCATCGCAGGTTTGTAAACGACTTCTCAACCGCCTGCTATATGATTACTAGGCATCATGCTGAGAAGTTGATCAAACACCATGTCAAAGGACCAGACAAATATCGTTTGGACAATGGTGTCAAACCCCGTCCCGTTGCAGATGATCTCATCTACAATTCGGGCAACACCTATTCTATCCCTCTACTTCTTTATCGGCTTCAACTTGGATCTTCTATCCATCCCGAACACGTTGATGCTTTCCATAAAGTCAATCATGATGGTATAATGAACTGGTGGACTCAGATGGGTGCTTCGATGGATGTCAAAACACTGACAGACTTCGACCCTTATCTGGGCAAGGTAAGTGATCCCTCTCAGTAGGGTTTACCCCACATACTTGACGGATTCAAAAAAATCCTGTAGTATAAATAACAAAGCGTAACACACTGTTACGTTTTACAACAGAAGAGATGCCTCAACTACTCGCGTCAAATCTGTGATATAATTCATTCAAGCGATCGGAAAGTCGAACCCGATCCTTCATCTGCGGGTAACCATTCCGCAAGTAAATTACGAGGAATCTCAAATGTTTAAATCTGTTCTCGCAGCCGCTGCTGCTGCCCCCCTGTTCGCTGGCGCTGCTTTTGCAGGTCCTTATGTGAATGTAGAAGCGAACTCTGGTTTCACTGGCTCGAACTACACTGGCACGAATACCGATCTCCACGTTGGTTATGAAGGTCCTCTCGGTGAGTCTGCCTCGTACTACGTTCAAGCAGGTGCTACTGTCATCTCCCCTGATAGTGGCGAAGTTGATACCGTCCCTTCTGGTAAGGCAGGTCTGGGCGTTGCTCTGACCGAAGACCTCGGTGCCTATGGCGAAGTCTCCTTCGTTGGCAGCGGTGTTGCTGGTGTTGACCGTGGATACGGAACCAAATTCGGTCTGAAGTACAGCTTCTGATAATCCTGTACTAAACTTGGGGGGTCCTAGGACCCCTCTTTTTTTATGATTTTTAAAGTTCTAACTCATCCCGTTACTGTCTTTAATCTTCTTCTGGTGGGCACTCTTGGATTTATTGAAGTAGTTCACATTCAGGCGCATAAAAGCATGGATATAGATGCCAATTCTTATGTGAGGCAATGGTGCAAAAAGAATCAAGATAAATGTGAGAGTTTCCTGTCAAATTATTGAACTGAGTATTATTTACTACATAGGACTTCTTGACAGAAGTCCTTTTTTACTATATACTATGTAAAGTTTTACAACAGGAGGTAACATGACTGTAACAACTGAGGACGGTGGACGCACTAATATGTTTGCTGTAGAACCCGCTATGTATATGACTGATGAAGATCGTGAACGTTATGGTTTTGAATCTCATAATGAGCGTGCTGAAAAATTGAATGGGCGAGTTGCTATGCTTGGTTTTGCTGCAGCAGTTATCTCTTATGCATCAACTGGTAGTCTCTTCTTCTTTGGAGCATTTGGATTCTGATTCAAACAGATACACCCCCCAAACTTGCTGAGATTATTCAAGATACTTGGCCTCAATTATTTTATCTAAAAGGAGCAAAAAACAATGAACGAAAAGGCAGAACGCATCAACGGATGGGCAGCGATGATCGGAGTGATTGCTGCGATGGGTAGTTATGCCACTACTGGGCAACTGATTCCTGGTATCTGGTGATGATACTCCTAGCAACTATGATGCTGGGAATGTGGATCCTCATCAGTTCTGTTGGTAGTAATGGTACTGACGATGATGATAATGATCCAAGTGGTGGTATAATGACCCCAGTGTATAACCCTTCATAATATGCAAATGGAAACTCGTATCCCTCAAGTAAAATTTATCTTCCGTGAAGATGGTGAATTTGTTACTCGTAATGCGGTAGATATGTTCCAAGGTAAGAGAGTTCTTGTGTTCTCTCTTCCTGGAGCATTTACTCCAACTTGCAGCAACTTCCAACTCCCTGAATATGATCTTAGGTATGATGAGTTTATTGCTGCAGGTGTAGATGACATTTATTGCATCTCTGTCAATGATGGATTTGTAATGAATGCATGGGCAAAAGAACTGGATGTTAAGAACGTAAAACTAATCCCTGACGGCAATGCTGATTTTACCCGCAATATGGGTATGCTTGTCTCTAAGGGTAATCTTGGTTTTGGTAATCGTTCTTGGCGCTACGCTATGGTCGTTGATGATGGTGTAGTTGAGTGGATGACTGTTGAACCTGGACAGAAGTCTAATGCGACGGATGATCCTTATGGTATGACCAGTCCAAACGAACTTCTTAAATATCTCACACGGTATGCTGAGAAGCGTCCAGTTAATTTCTAAAATTACTAAATAAATACATCTAGTAAAGATATTCGGACAACAACAATGGCTCTTAACGAACCCACATTAGCACGACTGAGAAGAATTGCTGCTGCTGTTAGAGCAGGCGATTCCGTGTCCGAGATGAATCTCACATGGGCACAGAAGAACGCAATCTATGATGAGACTGCAGCAGCAGATCTCAAGGCAGCAGGTCAATATATTGAAGCAGCAGATCAGGAAGACACAACAGAAGTCTGATCTTATATTTACAATTTTATAACTAGTATAAGAGTTAAGTCCCTTTATAGGGACTTTTTTTATGAACTTATTTTTACGACCATTAGATGATCCAAATGGGGTGACATGGAGTATCATTTGGAGTTTGATTATTCTCTTGGCAGGAGTTATCTACTACATATATACGATACTTAAATTAGCAACAGAGGAGATGAAGGATGGGAGCAATGACGCCACCCAGCAGGAAGAGCTGCTACAACTTCCGAGTAGTGGAGATCAACAGAGTCCTGGACGGGGACACGATTGATGTTACTATTGATTTGGGATTTGATCTTTATAAAAAAGAAAGAGTTAGAGTTGCTGGTGTAGACACTCCAGAGAAACGTACTAGAGATTTAGAAGAAAAAGCACTGGGATATGACGCAACACACTGGCTTGAAGAGAAACTACAGGGTGCGATTGCTGGTGATGATGATCTCGTTATTCGTACTGAGTTGGTTGGGGGTGTTGGTAAATATGGCAGACTCCTCGGATGGTTATACATCGGGGACGCAGAAGTCTCCCTCAATGAGCAAATGATTACGGAAGGCTACGCTTGGGAATACGATGGTGGAACCAAGCAGAAGAATTTTGAAGAACTTCGGGAGATTCGCAGGGCACATGGCACCCTTGTTTGATAAATAAAACTACCCAATATAGTGTAAACGATGAAGAGAATTCTTCCTCTCGTAATGCTTCTGATGACCGCAGGTGCAGCAAATGCAGGCGGACTTGTATCAAAACATACTTCTTCAGTTCAACTGACTGTTGATGCTGCCCGCTCTACTGCGGTAAGAATTGGTGGTAGTTATTCTGCTTCTGGTTCTAACATCTCGGTCACTACGATGGGTGGTGCTACCTCTGGTGCTGGCACATACACTGTCAATACTGCTGGTAACGACTGGTCTTTGACTGAAACATACAACGCAGCAGATAGTGTCCCTGCCTCTGCTGTTAGCACAGGTGATGTTCCTAACTTCGGTAACCTTACCTCTTATGCTGCTGGTTCTGCTGGCACTCTAGCTGGCACCCTTGATAGAAGTCATGCTATTACGCTGACTGCTGGTGGAGCAGGTTCATCTGCTACAGGACAGTTCGTTACCGAGATCACTGTTATCGACTGACGTGGAGGACTCTCGCAATGATCCATTCTGGAAAGACGATGTGGTTTACTGCGATGAGTGCGGTGGCAATCCTATTTACAGGTGCCACCGCCCAGGCAGTCCCCGTTGTCCCAAACTTCACACAAGGCTCGATGACGAGCCACACAGAGACGACGCAAAAAATAACTGAGACCATCAATTCGATGGATTACAACACGGGGTATCAATACTCTGTGACAGGGAGTGGAATTACAGCATCAGGTTCACTGCAACCAGGCACAGGTGCTAATAATGTAACTATAGATGGCGTGACATCATCATGGACAGGTATCAACAGCAGACCAAACTTTACACAGACAACACCAGGAGCAGCGTTTCAGTTCACAGAAACCTATTCGGGTCCTGGTTTAAGCAATCAAACAATAATTCAAAGAACAACAGAAGTAACAAGCATAACCGACACTACCTCTATCTTCTCGCAGTAGGTATCAATCTTACTTTCCCAATTCAAGCATACGCTGAAGTCGGGGGTGTTAGTGCTACAGCGGCTCCAGTCGCAAACAGCTCAGGCTCAGTGACAAACCAGGCAATCCAGGTTTTACAAGGTCCGTATATTACTAATACTTACGGGGGTGGGATCCAGTGTCAGGGACCCACTCTAAACATCACACCATATGTCACTGGTAGTGCTTCTGCTACCAAACCATACGAGCCATATTACTATGATCCTGTCTATGACATGAGGGACATGGATGAAGATGGAGCACCAGACAATCCTGGTTCTGTATTGTATCGTGTCCCTGTAAGGACAGGACAAAAGGATAACTATAACTTGGGTCTTGGATTCTCTGCTACATGGTCTCGTCCTTTGGATAAGAAGTTGCAAGATCAATGTAAAGAAGCAGCACAAGCCAACATTGATCTGATGAAGCAAACAACTGCTAACAAGAGATTAGATTTTGAGATCGCTAGACTAAAGAATTGTGGCGAGTTGATGAAGCAGGGTATCATGTTCCACCCACGCTCACCATATTATAAAGTGTGTGCTGATGTGGTTGTGAATAATCCTCCAGGGCACGATCATCCACACGTTCATACTATCCCTTCGGTTTCAAAGTCTGCCGCAACACCCGAATCGCGTGTGAGCGTTCGCGCTGAAGATCTCGGCGCTCCGTTACAGACAAAATCTCCTCTGGTTTCCCCCTAAGTTTAGCAATCTTTTTCATTACTTTCTTGACCGTTGGTTTGACAACCTTTAGTAGGATGTCTGCCAACGGTTTTGCCATAAGTGCTGATGTAGTGGCGACAACAGCAATCGTAGCAGTTGTGGTTACTACACCAGGAGCAGGAAGACCAGCAATGATCTGTTGAGGAATAGGCACAGGTTCTGTAATCTGGACACACTCATTACCAATCAACTGATAGTCAGTGACCTTCTTTCTAAATCCTTCGATGTATGTTCCTACAGGTTCCTTTGCCTGCTGTGCTGGCGTGGGACAATCAATCTTAGCAGTAGCAGGTGCTGCTGCTGGTGGCAACTCTACTTGTCCAGGAGGATCTGGTTTCTCTGGTCGTCTTGTATCAACACCAGCAGGAGCAGTGGGAACTATCTGTTCAGGTTCAAAATTAATAGGATTATAACTGGGAACGCCAGCGTCACAATACGTAACCAGACCTCTCTGGTCATCACTTCCGAGAGTTTTGGAGTTGTTGTTTGCTTCGTGGGCTTCGACACAACCAGGCACATCAACAATAGGCACACCAATATTTACCACTACTGGTGGTGCTAGTGGTACAGATGTATAATTTTCTGAAGATGTTACGACCTGTGGAATGTCAATCTCCCTGATGTTAATGTTGGGAGAAGTAATGCTAGGTATTTCAGGCATCAGTCATCCTTAAATAAATTCGCAATAGCACTCAATGCTGAATGGAATGCAACATAAAGGAAAAATGTTTCAGATGCTTCTTTCTTCGCTTTCTTTTTATAGGTGCTCTGTGCCATGGTAATTCATTTGCATCATATTACTATTTAACAATCATTAAATACGCCGCCAACTTGTGACCCTGCTTCAGATCCAATCTTCTGTCCTAGGAGTAATGCCCAACCACCTGCCAACCATCCGATATAAGGAATGTTGACAACGGCAGGAACAATAGCACCAGCGGCAACAGCACTACCTGCCATTGCACCTTGTGTGCGTGCTCCAGCGTCCGCCACTATGCACTCTACGTCTTTTGCAGACTTTCCCTCGGCGTCTACAGCACCACCCCCTAGGTTTCTAGCACCCTCTCTGGTGTATTGGTCACGACGATACTCATTGCGATTTGTAGTACCACCACCAAATAAACCCCTCTTCTCTTGCTCCAAATGTGATGATCTCTCAGACTCTAAAACCTTAGGGTCATCGGCACGAAACTCAATCTCATATCCATCCTTACCTGCTTTGATCCTATAAGATGAGTAAGGACCGTGAGGGATATTGATAGTAGGAGGTTGATGCACAGTTTCCTGTGGTCTCAAAACATAACCTAGAAGCCCAATGTGAGATATACCAACCAGAGCACCTAATGCCAATGCAATAGTCTTCGTTGGTGATCTTTTCTTTGTTGGTGCTTCCATTGGCATTTCTTCGGTAGGTGTTACGTCGGACTTCCAGAATTTCATGGCATTGGTAGAGAAGGACCAGTTGTAGTTGGCATAGCAGGACCAGTTACTTCTGGTAATTCTGGCATAGCTGCATCAATCAACCCAGGAAGTGCTCCTGAGATTGCTTCGGTTGCTGCTTTAGTTACATTTTCTCTGGCGTTCTCTATTAAAGTATCTTTATTAACATAGAGATAACCAGCACCAGCAACAACGGAGAGAGATACAAGACCAGACGCGAGCGCGATGACATTGATAATTTTTTGCATGGTACAAACATAGTATACGCATTTATTTAGATGACATAGTTACGAAATTACTGTATAATAAATATTACCATAGACGTAATATTTTGGGATATTAATGGGCACCTTCAGGAAGTCTCTTAAACTTGGGAAGAAATCCAGACAGATTGAAGAGAATCTAAAGAAACTGGATAAGGAGTTAGAAAAGACAGGTGCTCTCAATGAGACTGCCAAGACTCCTGCTGCTCCTATGGAGGAGCAGTTGAGGAAGTTTGATTGGCGTAGGGAATTTTTCCCTGAGAAAGACCAGTATGAAATGGTCAATCTCCTCTATGAAGAGCGTCAACAAAAGCTTAAAGAAGCGATTGGCGAAGAGAAGATTAGAATTGCAGAGGAAGTTGAGAGTCTTAGAGAAGCAGTAGAGAAGAAGAGAGAACTTAAGCAACTTCAAAGGGTAGATCAGCATCTTGCAAACATTGATGTTGAGTTCTATAAACTGCGTGATGATCTTGTTGAGAATATCAATGAGAACATGTTCCCCAACATTCCTGCCATTGAGCAGAAGTTGGATGAGATCCTCACAGTATATGGTAAGTTAAGTGAAAGAATCTCTGAGGGATTCCTTAACGAACCTAGTGGTTCTCCTCAGGGTGGAGATCCACTTGCCAATACTGACTTTGTAACTTTTGATCAGTTAAAGCAACACTACTCTCTGTATCTGGATAGAATCTCTACACAACTAGCTACCCTTGGTGGCGGTGGTGAAGTAGAACTGAAGTATCTTGATGACGTTGTTGGTATTGCAACTAATCCATCTGCCTATGATGGTAAGTATCTGAAGTACAACCACACATCTAGAAAATTTGAGTTCTCTGATGTTGGTCCTATTGGTATTACAACAGAACTTCAAACTCTGAACAATGTCTTGGGTCTGGGTAATACTTCTGACCTCGGGATGAGTGTTGGTGTATCTACCTTTGCCGACAAAGTTACTGTTGGTGGTGCAACTACTGCTCTGATAGTTGATGGTAACGTAAGAGTAGTCGGTCTGCTGACTGTAGGTTCTGGAACCATTGTTATCGATGGTGACAATGATAGCATTGGGATTGGAACAGTAACTCTGTCTGAGACCAAAGTTTCGCAACTTGATAATCTCACAGGAGATACTGGTAACTTCTCTGGTGATGTAAGGGTTGTTGGTGTCCTTACTGCTCTATCTCTGGACTCCTCTAATGTATCTGTTGCAGGATCCATTACAGGTACAACTTTCTATGGTGATGGATCTCAACTGACTGGGGTATCTGCTGGTGTTGGTACGACTAGTATTAGCACAGAATCTATCACTGTAACTGGTATCCTGACTGCAGGTCAGATTAAGAGACCAGATGGTCTTGCCACACAGTTCCTTAAAGCGGATGGATCTGTTGACAGCAATACTTATCTGACTGCTGAAGCACAGAATCTTGACGGTATTCTTGCACTCGGTAATACCACAACTCGTGGTATGAGTGTTGGTGTTCTGACTGCTACATCCTTTGTTGGTGATGGTTCTGGACTTACCAATCTTGTATTTACTGGTGGTGATATTGTATTCTCTGGTATCACTACCTTTAATACGAACGTCCTCTTCGCTGATAATAGGAAGGCAGTCTTCGGTACAGGAAGTGATCTTCAAATCTTCCATGATGGTGCTGACTCTTACATCTCTGAACTTGGAACTGGTAAGTTAATCCTGAATACCAATGGTCCAAACATTGAACTTAAGTATAACAATGCGGAACTAGCTGCTAAGTTTGATCAGGATCAAGGTGCTTCTTTGTATTATAATAATCTCAATAAGTTTGAGATTATCAGTGTAGGTGCAACCACATATGGTACTCATTATGCAACTTCTTTCTCTGGAAGTGGTGCATCTCTGACTGGAATTACCACTGGGCAGATTACTGATTTTGGTAACGTTGTCTTCGGTATTGGTAGCAGTACAAGTGTAGTTACAAGTGGAATAATCACTGCTGGTGCATTCTATGGTGATGGTTCTAACCTAAGTGGTATTGCGACTCCTGCGTTTGTCACTCAGCAGATTGCTGATCTGGTGGACTCGGCTCCAGCGACTTTGGATACACTCAATGAGTTGGCTCAGGCACTCGGGGATGACCCTAACTTCGCAACTACGACCACCAATTTGATCGGTACTAAGGCATCTCTTGCTGGTGCTGCATTTACTGGGTCGGTTACTGTAACTAATGGATACCTCAGTGTTGGTTCTACAATGCTGTCTGGTTCCAGACTGTATGCAAAAGAGAGAGTTTATATTGGCGATAATGAAGATATTCGTATCTATCAAACGGAGACTGGTAATCCAGTCTTCCAAACCACTAGCTGGTTAGACCTTGCATCTAGTAATACTGCTGGATCTATCGCAGTTCTCCGTCATGGATCTAGACCTAGTGGAGAGCTCTACGGTGGAGAACTCATAATCCAAGATGGTGGTGGTAGAAGATCTGCTACATTTAATAGTGGATGGGGTGGTGTAGATCTATATCACTGTGTCACTGGTGACTTCCCAATTCTTAGATTCTCTACCACTGAAACTGGTGCGGGTGTTGTAGGTATTCTGACAGCAGACCGTATGGTAGGTGCTGCTACAAGCAACATCATTCCATTTCTGTATGCTGATCCAAGTGCTCTTCCTAGTGCTGGAGATTATCATGGTGCATTTGCTCATGTTCACTCTACTGGTGGAGCATACTTTGCACACAGTGGTAATTGGTTAAGACTCGTTAATTATGATGCTACTGAAGGTAATGTCTCTATCGGCACTGCTAACTTTACTACTAGTGGCAATATTGGAGCAGGTATTGTAACTGGTACTAGTGCTGAATTCCGTAATCTTAGACTTGGAACCTTTGGCACTAATAACAT